CCCGAAAAGGCCCGATGGCTATGGGAGCAGGAGTATCGAAAGCAGTGGTCAGAATACTACGGTATCCAACCTAAACAAAAGCCCAAACCCGTTATGTTTGTTGACATCTGCAAAAGCTTTGTCAACTTTGAGCGAGATATTAAGCACGTCAAGGATTGGGATACGCAGCGAAACAGGCTCAGAAAAATCTACGAGCTGTGGGGCGATTTAAGGCTCGATCAGATAAAAAGGGACCATCTCATAAGGCTTGACGCCCATCTGCGCTCACAGGAGCGGTCAGGGGCCACAATCAACCATTACATGACGCTGTTAAAAAGCCTGTTCAACTTTGCCATCAGGGAAAAGCTCTATACCGGGGATAACCCCATAAATGAGATTAAGCCCTATACGACGGACAGGAAGCGCCGGGAATATACGGCTGACGAGATAAAGCGAATCCTGGAGGCTGCCGATACCATTGAAGCCTCTGCCGACCCCCGTGCTCAAATCCCTAATAAGATAAAAGGTGTAATTCTGCTGCTTCTCTATACGGCCATGAGACTTGGTGAGGCTATCAACTTGAAATGGGAGAACGTGAAAGGGGATAAAATCACCCTTTACAGCACAGAGACGAAACAAAAGAGGGAAAAGGTCATTCCCATAACCAAAGGCATCCAGGCCGTCCTTGACCGCTTCGAGGCAGAGCGGATAAACGAATATGTGGTGCCCCTGGTGCTATCTGAGAAAGGCAGAAAAGACGTGTATACGCGGGATGTTATCAATGCGATACGAGAGAAATCCGGCATATCTGACTTTGATTTCCATACCCTACGCCACACGGCTATAACGATCCTAGTATCCCGGACATTGGGCAAAGGCGTGGGCCTCAAGGATATCATGCTAATTACTGGACACAGTAGGATGGAAACTATTCTGGGGTATATACACAGCGATTTCAACAGGATGAAAAAAGCCTTGAAAATACTGGAGGGACAGGTTAAAATCTGAGCCTATAATAACCTGTAAAATGTTGCGAAAACGCGAATATGTGTCAAGGTTATAGAGGCTGAAAAATTCAGGTATTGAAAATAAACAAGTTGTAGCGATACTCCGGTGGGGCTGTAGTCCACCTAAAGCGTGAATTGTCTCACCCCTGATATACCCCAAAATGCTTATTATATAAGGGCTTGCATGCTTTCATGCAATTCATATGGTGCCATATTCTGCATGTGCTATGTCAATCTTGTGTCAAGGTGAAGGCTGTTGAAATTCTAGCGTCTTTTGAGCCAATCGTTTCTCTGCCAGCTTTATATATTCTGGATTAATCTCTATTCCAATATATCTTCGTCCCATTTCCTTCGCCACATATAAAGCCGTCCCACTACCGCAAAACGGGTCTAATACTATCCCGCCTTCAGGGCAGCCAGCCTTAATTGGCTTATCACATAGCTTTTCAGGGAACACGGCGAAATGAGCCTCGGGAAACGGCTGTGTAGGTATCTCAAATACATCACCTGGATTTTTGCCGAGTTCAGGGTTTCCATACTGTTCCCTACCATCGTGCAATCCGCCTGTTGTTTTATTGCCATTTTCTTTCAGCTGATATGTAGAATGATGCTTAGTTTCTGAATTGTATGTCCTTTCTGGATAATTAAATGGCTCCCTCACCGCATCCAGATCAAAGTAATAAGTAAATCCATGCCACAGAGATACTTTTTTATCTTCCTTCCACTCCCAGTCTATTCCTTCCTCTCCCTTCGTTCCCAAGGGTTCGGTTTTTGTCCACTCTTTTGTTTCCTTGTGTTGCCAAAGGAGAGTTCTATTATTTTTACTAAACATAAACAGATACTCCCATTTATTACTAAATCTATCCTTAACCGAGCTGGGCATGCCGTTAGGCTTGAACCAGACGCATTTATTCCTCAGTATCCAGCCATCCTGAATCAATGACCAGGCCAGCCTTTCGGGGATCATGCAGAGGCATTTTTGGGGAAGGGGCAATTTTCTCTCCCGTCCCCGCATTGTTTTTAATCCATCTTTGTTTCCCAGGTTCTCACTTTCCCAACTCGGATTACCCGAATAAGTATCCCCCATATTCAGCCATAGCGTACCCTCATCCTTCAGCGCTCTTTTAACTTCACTAAAGACCGCCGTCATATGCTCAATATACAGCTCCGGCGTAGGCTCTAAACCGAGCTGACCTTTCCAGGCACCGCATTTGAGGCAAATATTACCAAGAGAAGGATGCAAGCATTCTTCAAAAACTGCTTTTGGATCACGTAATCGTTGGCTAGACTTCCCGCAACTGTTCCACTCATGCTCACAATCCACATCCCCGCCGAATACCTGCTCAACCCCATAATCCCGCAACCCCCAATATGGAGGACTGGTGAGGCACATGTCAATAGAATTGGGGTCAAAAGTACGAAGGATATTGAGGCAATCCCCCTGATAAATCATTGAATCCAATTTACCACAGATGGGTTTTTAAGTCAATCTTGTGTCAAACAATTTACTCAATGCCGAGTTTATATTTACTCAATTCCCATACATCCGAAGCAACCATTTTGGCAGCCTGCGGTTTTTCTGCTTATTGAACACGCGGTTAATCATTGAAAAAACTTCCAGATCGCGTTTAATATCTATTTCCCAGGGCAATGTCCCGACATTGGCTATGGATAGGGGCAAGTCCTCGTAGTGATGTAGGTGTCTCTGACCGTCTCTGCACAATTCTTTTGCCTTCCTTATAATCGCCTTAACCATGCCGATTGAGGGGCACTTGCCAAACGTGCCGTCTGTGGATATGGCAAACCAGCGACCATGTACAACCTTCCTTGCCCTCTCTGTCATCCATGCCGTGCTTACGGCCCCATGAAATTGCCTAACAGTATCGCCCTTTTTGAATTCCGTTTGCCAACCCTCCTCAGAGCTCACGTAGGCCGCGATCGCATGTCCGGCTATATCATCAGCCGAATAGAGGATCTTCTGTCTATATCCAAGCCTCCGAAGCTCGGCAGCCAGGGGATAGGCGACACAGCGGCCGAACTCATGACGGTCCGCATGGGCAACCGTAGCCTCGTTCCAGAGGCCGAGCCAATTGGGATGTAGCTTTTTCTCTATCGTCCCGAACCATGCGGGATAAGTATTTCTGATGCCGATAATCTCTATGATTTTCTCTGCCAGTTTATTGCGGAAATATTGAGCCAGGATACTAGGGTCATAAATCCCCTTAATGCCATTGCAGTTATTATACCAGGGATGGATGGCCCTGTGTTCCGCTTTCTTCGTCCCGCAATGGTCAAATAAATCCACATACAGGGCAATTCGGAAGTCGTTGCAGATACGATTCAGCCGGGCAAGCTGGATAAAGAACCGCTCGTTAAACTGCCTGAGGTCGAATACGCCATTCTCATCTTTCTCATACGGTTGACTAGATGGGTCTTGCGGACCCCAGACATTGAATAAGAATATACGCAGATATTTGACACGCCTGTAATATAGCTTGCGACAGAATTGGGCGATGTTGGCGTCAGACCAATCGTGCATCCGGCCTACAAAATCTAGGACTGCGCAGGCCAGGGATATTCGTTTCATTATTCCGGTCCTATCGTCCAGGCAAAATTGGCCGTGTCTTTTATGGCCGTCACCGTTACCTTGCCCGTGTTCAAATCCTTGCTGAGCCGGAGCGCTCTGAAAACCTCGTCATCATAGACTGTTACCGGATTTCCGTTGCTGTCATTCGGGGCATAAGTGAGATAGAATTTATCACAGGGGTTGAGAAGCAAGGCGCTTGCGGGAAGGATGAAATTCTCTAAAACTTCGGGCGGGTCTTTCAGCATGCCGAGATAATTTTCGAGTAGGTCTCTAAGCTGGAATTCGTTGCAGAGAATCGTTTCATAATCCAGCACGTCTTTTTTATTATGATCCCATTCGGTTTCGTTGGCTGATTCTCCGTGTTCCCACCTATAATATCCGCCATAAGGATAATATCCAGCCTTGCCCGTTACCGTTTTATAGCATTGGTCGGTATCCTCTTCCGGTTTCGGATGCTCTATGAAATCTTCGGCATAATAATGGGGGGCGTCATCCAGGACGGCGTTTTTATAAACGGGAAAGCTTATCAATCCGTCAAGTCGCGGGACGGTCTGAAATACGGCTGACCTCTTCCATCTGATAAGTTCGTCTATAGATTCCACCTCATCAAATAGCCATACCCCGCATTCCAGGACGCGATACTCGTTTAGCTCAAGCAGAGATGCTATATCTATCCTGTATTTAGACACCCCGTTTAATTCGACATAAAGGAAATAGAGGAAATGGCCCACAAGACAGGCATAGGTCCAGTTTTCAAAGTCGATCTTCAGGCCTAGGGCGTTACAGGTAATTACATCTCCCGTTGCCAGCGTCGCCAAAACCGTGAACTCCCCGTTTGTCAGGTCGGTCGTATAATGCGTAGTTTCGGTCAAGAGGGTTTTCACGCCGGCAGAGGTCGTTTTATATACTTCGGTTATGGCTTCTATTCCATATGTGACGCCGTTAAATGTGGTCTGGCTGACCTTGAATTTCTTAGTCAGCGTATTTATCTGCGGGGGCTTTATATCCCTGACCCTGCCAAGGAGTATCGGTATCGGCCTGTTTTTCCACTCATCCTCACAATAGGGATATGTGGCATCGTCAAATCTATCTATCGGGACTTTCTTGAGCAATACCCGTTCATCCTCTACGTTCAATTCAATGGTATTTCCAAACCTGGGCCTACTGATAAGCCCCGTGAAAAACCGGATCAGGGTTTCATACGTATCCGTGATCTTACCGAGCCACAACCGCGCCTCTTTCCCGTGCCAGAGATACCCCTGCGGGCGACGCCTTGACCAGTACCAGCCATCCACATTATTTATCGCCACATTGCCGTACTGGATTTGCTCATCGGGCATATGGTAGTCACCTACGGATTGATTGACGACGGGAAGGCCGCCGAGAGGAAGCCATGCCTTGCAATCGACCTCTCTCCTGTACCGCCAGACCTCGATATTATCGACATATGCCGACGCGCTGGTGAGATCGTCGTTTTTGACATAGAGACAATAGAGGCTGTAGTCCTCATGGGCTATGAAATCAATCTCGAAACCCGCCCATACCTGGGAGTTGGCTATGCTGATATAAGTTGATGCAGCCTGCCATTCGCCGCTACTGTTGAGGTAGACGTTTCCGCCCGAGTCTTTCAGCATGATTTTGATGGTTTTTCCCGATGCCGATTCTATGTGTTTCAGCTTGATTCTGGCTTTTCTCCTGGGCCTGAGTAATATATCTTCCCTGTGGATCTGACAGGTGTTGTTTCCGCCGTCTCCCGTGAATTTTGCGGAATAAGCGGAATGATTGTCATAGGTTTCATCCGAGTCGCCCTCAACGTCTGACGATCCCGCCCGGGTAACGGTCCAATGCTCGAAATTCCAGGGCTTGAGGCCGAATATCTGGAACGATTGATCTCCGCTCTGGGCTTCCCATGCCAACAGGTTGTCGATGAAATAGGTCTGCCCGTCGTCGTAACCGTCATCTTTCGTCCATCGGATACAGTTCGCCCCGATGGCATAATCCCCGTAGAGGACCAGATAATAAGTCGTTGCCGCAGAGAGGTTCGGCTGCGTGCCACTAAAGTCGAATTGTACCCATGTATATGCCGTAGAGAGCGATCCCGCGCTGAGACTATCCGTAGCCTGGCCCACGATATTCGCGGAGGCATTCTTTACCGCCGACGTGCCGACCGTTGAGCTATGAATCTCTACCCAGATATTCCCCGAAGGCGTACCGTTCCGGGCAAGGGCGAGCTTTACGTGAGTAAGGTTCCCGGCATCGGACAGCTCGAAGCTCTGGGCCATCAGTGTCCTACCCGTGACATTCCTCAACTGCCAGTAGTCGCCAGAGCTTAACCGCCCATGACTCTCATCAATCACCATCGGCTCGGACCTGAATTCAAGTCCGCCGTTCGCCATTTTCAGGATGTCATCATAAGGCTCAAGCTGTTTCGGCCTGTTCGAGACATATTCCCACCAGAAGGCGACAAGGTTATATTTGGTCCCTCCCCCTAGCGGAGTTGCCGGATCGTCTGAGCCGGACGTGTGGACATAAAGGGTTTTATTCAGGTCGTCATAGAAAAAAGAGGACGAGGCCGCATGGCAAGCCGACTCGGAAAACACCTCATCGTATTCTTCCCCGTTTTCCTCGACCTTGAATATCTCGCCTTCATTGGGCAGGCTGATATGCCAGGCATCCGTCACCCCGGACCCGCCCTGCGTCCATGTCTCATCCTGCAATTTCCGGGCGAACTCATGCTCGAAAACGACGAGCTTTTCCCAATCGTCAAGACGCTGGTATTCCTCAATTCTGGATTCGGGGACCGAAATAGGAAGCGCAACCTCTACGACGACATATTCGTATGCTCCGATATCAACACCGCTCCCCTGCGGGACGGCATTGCCGGCATAATCCCGCGACAGGCCGACATTTGCCCCGGCGTCGATACAGGGAGAATCCGACCGCAGGGTGAAATCCCTATTTGCCGGGTCAGCAAATTTCGGGTCGGTAGCATAAAGGTCGTCTGCCGAGCCGTTATAGGTCGTCCCTACGGCTGACTTGGAGACTGCGGCGTCGTTTATCAGGCAGTTGTACCCCCCGGTACAGAGGACATAATCTTCTAGGCGGATATCTGCGACCCCGCCGTCACAGATATTATTTTTTATCGTGACATTGAGGACATTGCCGCTTATTCCGTCATTTATCCAGATGCCGTAGCGAGAGCAGTTGTAGCAGACGTTATTATAAATTTCGTTATTATCGTTATTCCCGCCAGCCGTCTTTTGCCCGACATAAATCCCCTTCGTGCAATCATGGATGATATTGTAATAAATTTCACTTGACCGGGCCTCCCGGGTTCCTATCCCTAGTCCGGCGTTCCAGTATCCTTCCCCGAGTGGGGCAGAGATATTATAAACATGGTTATACCTGACGATGTGGCCCGTTGAGTCGGTCGTACCCATGTATATGCCGGCCGTATCGGATATGACAGAGCCTTCCCAAATCGTGTGAATGACATTTGCCTCAACGGTGACATTTTTCGAGTGAGAGAGGCCAACCCCCCGGTTCCCAAAATTGGTTATCGTATTATTCGATACGATGGTCCCGTCATAATCGGGCATGACGGCGGTTCCCCCAAACGCTATACCGTGACATTCGCTCGGGGTATTCCCGCCCATGATACAGTAAGAGATATTATTTCCATCTATGAGGTGAGTCGCGGTATCCGAGGCGGTCCTTTGGAAATATATGCCGAACCAGACATATGAAATCGTGCAGTTTTGGATGGTGAAGTTGTCGCCGTTATAGCCATATACCCCGGCCCCCGACCACTCGCCGGAAGCATGGGCCGAATATGTCTCGCCGGTGAACTTCATCGTACAGGCATTGAGGATAACGGTATCGCTGGCCGTGCCGAGATAGAATGCCGATCGCGACGTGTAGCGGCAATCAATATTGGAGAATTTGAGATAATCCTTAGAATTAGTGTTGACGATATTGACAAGCTGGCAGAGTTCTATACTTCCGTTATAGTAGGCTGCCGGGTTATATTCCGAGTACATGTAGAGGCGGGAATTGGTCGAATCCCACCAGACCTCCCCCTGTTCGGACAAATCGCCCTTATTTAAAACCCTTGTCGTATATTCGGATTCATTATCCAGTACGCATTGCCTGACCTGTGTTCCGTTTGAGGCATACCATAACAGGCCCCCGGCCTCAGACGTGCCGACCTTCAGATTGTCCTCATGGAATGTGGCAACGACGTCTGCGGGGGAATAATTATTTCCGAGCTTTACGGAAGATACCGTCAGCGTATCGGTATCCATATCCGTCTTTTCCCAAATTAGCTCGTTGTCAATATAGACGCGTGCTATTCCGTCATCCCCCCCGATATCGGCCCCCGCGTCGGTGTCCTGCCTCCAGTAGATTAATATGTTATACAATTGTCCCGTTGTTAGAGTTTTGGCCGTAGTTACGGCGGTTCCGGCCCCGCCCGCGTCTGTCCAGTAATGAATCCGCCACTTCAGAGTCCCAGCATCGTTTACAACCCCGACATGAAGGCGTCCGTTAAAACCGCCGCCCTGCATATACTTCCCGGCAGCGAAGGTATCGAAGGAATTATAATAGCGCCGCCATGACATATAATATTCGGTTCTGGTCGTTATGTCATTCGTTTCTGCGATATAATCCTGGCTATCAACTGACGTATCGACCGAGACCTCAAGACGCTGGTTCTGATTGACTACGCCCCCGACGACGTTATCCCAGCCGGACAGGTCGTTGTCATTGAAATCATCCGACCATTCATCGGGATTCGCCTCCCCGCCCCCCTCTGCGGTCCAATCGCTTGTGTCGTTTTTCTCAACAGAGCCGAGCCATTTCGGGTCGTCACCCGAGCCGTATTTCCCGAACTCTATTAGCTGGCCGCTTGCGCCATTAGACGGTACGACAAGCTGTTCGCGCCAGACTTCCCCGGCCTTGAATAATATCCTATCCCCAGCCGTGAACGAATAACCGTTTACCTTAGATATGGTCTGCCAGGGAGCACCGGGAGACGTGCCGGCGTTACCATCGGCACCAAGGGTTTGATCAACGTAATAGGTTGTCATTTATTGGCCTTTGCCCTCAATTCCTCAAGCTTCGCGTTTGCCTCGTCTCTCGTGAAATATCCCTTATCAATCAAAATTTCTTTGTGGATTATCGTCTCCGTGAGTGCCGCGTCTATCCTGACGATCCTTTCGGCCAATGCCCCGTCAACGGCCTTATCCACGTCTTTCTGCATATCCTTCTTCATGTCATTTATCTGGGTCTGCATATTCTCCAAAAGCTCTATGATCTGATACCGCCAGGATTTCTTCTGTGGCGTCGCTATGATTTTGTTTCGCCTATATGCGTTGTTTGCCATCTTCTTATCTCATTTCCCTGAATTCCACAGATAGCGTCCAGAGGGGGATAGAGCGGAGCACCGGGATCCAATGCCATCTATTTATAGCGACGTATCTTGTGGTGGTTAGCGGGAGGTCGGGATCTTCGCAGATGAAAAGGGATTTTGAATAGCCAACCTCTGCGAATACGGCATCATAAATCGCCTTCTGCGCGGCCCCCCTTACGGAAAACACATAGGAGAGTACGTCATAATGGTCTAACTGTATGCTCGATTCCTGGCCGTTTTCCGAAGCCTGGACGATGCTAGGGTCAACGGGATCGATGTCGCCGTCTGCGGTAAAGCTGATATTGGGCTGAAACTGGCCGCCCGCAAATGCAAATCCAGTTGATGCATAAAGATCAGGATTATTGACGTCTTTTATTCTGATACCTATATAGCGATATTGTTTAGGTGTATCCCATTGGAGGACAAGAATTTTATTTTGAATGGTAAAGGCAATGGCTTCTGCGATTGTCGTCCATCCGTCAGATGAAAATATCGCCTCTACTGTTGCTGTAGATTGAAAATTGAAACCAACTAATATCATGGCGTAAATATCTTGAACGGCCAAAAGGTCTTCAAGTAGCCTTTCTTCCGAATGAATTCTGATATTGTCAGCCGTGTAATTGGCCGCCCCCGTATCGTCTGCCGCGTCACTAAAGCCTATGGTCCCCGCAATCGACCGCGCTTTATTCGCCCCCGTATTCCATAGAAGCTCGAAATTTCCCGCGTCGTCCGTGATCTTGAATTTATTGGAGGCATCCAGATATTCGACCGTAAAGGTATCGGCTGAAGGAGTGGCATCCATCTGGGTTTCGATATGGGCCGCAATTTCATCGGCGTTATATTCTCCGGGAGTCAGGGAGGCCGCCCTGGTAGTACCGCCATTATCCTTGAAGTCCAGGCGGTCATTTACCCCGGATTCAATCCTGAAATTCCCCCATCCCGAGCCTGCCCCATGCTGAGAATGCCAGCGCTTATTAAAATCCCGGTGCTGACAATTCTCTACGGGGAAATTCTCATGCTCGGAGGTAGCCGTTACCGTGTACTGCCGCCACAGGTTGTTATAGAAAAACTTGAATCTATCCATATCACGACCCCACTACGGCCCGGCTATGTACCTTGAAATGACCGTATTTTCCCTGTCTTACTGAATTCCTGGCCACTATATCGAAAAGTGTTTGCTCATTGACCTTTACGATTATAGGTGTCGGCTGCATCTGGATATTGAAGGATGCCGGGCTGACCGATACCCGTTCTCGCGGATGATACCTGACTAGCCCGCCCTGGCTGCCGGAATAGAAGTCAAGGCCGGTCTGGCCGGAGGGAATGCCCCCAATTGCCTTTTCGAGGCGCCTACCTAAACCCTGAATGGCATTTACTAGCCTTGTACCCTGTTTGCCTATGCGTTCATGGACTTTTTCAAGCAATCCCGGCACTTTGGCTATCGGCTGTTCCTCAATTTTAATGCCAGCCTTTTTAGCCAAGTCCGCAATCCAGGCGGGGAGTTTTAGACCAAATTGCTGAGCTGCCTGGAGGAATGGCGCAATTATCGGGGCAAGCATCATAATCTGTTCTTTAGAAATGCTATCAAGATCGCCAATGGCCTTTCTGAGGTTTCCGGTTACGCCCAAGATTTCCCTAACAAATCCCTGGGCTCCTGCGGTTAAATCTTTGAATAGACTCTGGGTCATCCATCCCGACTTGACAAAAGCATTAAATACATCCAGAAGCCCGCTTATACCCTCGAATAACTTGGGCCGCTTTTGCATCTTCTCTATCATGTCGAGCATGGGCTGTATGGCCTGGGGAGCAGACTTGCCGAGTTCAAGGAATTTATCCTTGAGCATGGTTAGCGGCTCTTTCAATGCCGTCAACGCCTCAAACAACGTATAGCCCTGGCGAATCATCATGCCGATACTGGCCCTGGCAATCCTTCCTAGCCGCATGAGTGCCCTGGGGTTATTCTGAAAAGCAATCATGGCCTTGAGGGCATCGGGAAAATTCCGCAAATCAACTTCGGTTTCGCCTGGTTTTTCCTTGAATCGCGTCCCGCTTCCCGGTTCCCTTTCAAGCGGCGGGAGGAGGGCCAACTGGGCTTTTTTCAAGGTCGCTATCACCTCTTCGCCCCGGGCTTTCAAGTCGTTGAGCTTTTTCATAACGACATCAATTTCTTTACTACTACCACTTATGGCATCGGATAAAGCCTGAAACGCCTTAACCCCCACATACCCGGCGGCAAAAAATATGACGGTTTTTAGGGATATCAGGGAATTAATAATTTTCTGTATTATGTTTCTTGTTCCCTCCTCCATTTTTTTGATTTCTTTTATCCAGTTGACAACAACCATTGCGGCGGCATCTGTGGCAATTTGAGCTAGAGAATGAAATAATTGTTTCAAGGCATTTGAGAAATTTCTGAATTCCATAACGATATTTGATAACCCACGAATCCAGGCCGCCTCGATTTGCTGGTTCATATTTTGCCAAATATCTTGAATAGTAAGAATTCCGTCAGTTATTTTTTCAAATAGCGGGAAGCGTGGACCGCCTTTAGCCATGAATAACAGGTTGAGCCCCACCTGGAGGGCATTGTAAAAGCCGACAAATGCCGTAGTTGCATCCGTCTCCAGGACTTCGGCAAACTTGCGGAAATTCTCCCTGGCAACCTCTAGTTCGCGGTTCACTTTGCCCGTAAAATCCCTTACCCGAATCAAATAGGTCGGGACTACCTTTAAGAGTTTATTGAATTCCCTTCCCGCAGGAAGAATGCCCTCTTCTAATTCTGTGCGAACATCTCTTAAATCTGGCGTGAATTCAGATGTTTTCTTGGCAAGCCCACCCAATGACGAACCGGCTTTTTGAAGTTCTTTTTCAAGCTTCTCGAACACCTCAACAATGTCAGCCATCGTTTCTAGTGATTTGTCAGACTGTTCGTAATATTCGCGGCCTATCCAAATCAGGTCTTTCATCGTATTGAAAACAGCTTCGTTTACCCCTTTAAGCAGACCGAATTTCGTAGCCAGCAAATCGGTAACTATGGCAAGATTAGTCAGGTATTTAATCAATATCCGCGTAGTTTCTTCCCCGACCTTGAACGCCGCAAATTTCAGGGCGTTAAAAGCAAGCATTACTCCTTCAATCGCCTGGACGATGAGCTTGAAAAATCCCAATATCGACCTGGTAATTCCCTCTACATGTTTTGAAATTGACTCCCGGATGGAAACCATGAAATTTGTCAGCTTGCCCGTAATTTCCGTTAGAATTGGCAATGCCTTTATTGCTATGGTTTGAGTTAATCCCTTAAAACTGGATTGCAGTCTCAAAAGATTATCATTGAATTCCTCTGCTGCCCTTGCCGCCTCATCGGAGAACACAATGCCCAGGCGTTCTGCCTCCTCTCTGTTTCGCCTCAAGCCTTCGGCGCCCTGGTTGAGCATGGGGATCATCTCGAGTCCGCTTCGTCCGAACAGGTCTTGGGCCAGGGCGGCCTTTACGGTTCCATCTTCCATCTGCGCAAACTTATCGGCAACCTCAAGCAGCATGCCGTTAAGGTCTTTCATTTTGCCGCCCGAATCCTTGACGGATATCCCGAGCGCAGAAAACGCCCTAACAGACTCCATTAGGCCGCGCTCTGAATCAACCATATTGGCCGATAATCTGCGAACGCCAGTTGCAAAGCCCTGGAGGCTGGTTCCGCTCAATTTTGCGGCATGGCTATAGCCGGATAACGCCTCTGCCGATATACCGACCTTGCGGGATAGTTTGGCTATTTCATCCCCGGTTTTTGCCGTACTCTTTGCCATCAGCAGGAATGTTCCGCCTACTCCTGCGCCTACCTTCAAAAGCGTTCTCGATAACCCCATGAAGGCAGACCCTATCTGGCCTACCGTGCCTCTTAATTTTTGTTTGTCCTTATCTACGGCGCGGATAGACTGATTCCATCCGCTTTTATCAAGCAGAAGTTTTCCTACAATTGATCCGGCTACAAAACCGCCACCGAAGCTGCCATTCATTTTTTCACCCGCCTTTTCTTTCTGGCCTTGTGATCACCCCGGGCAACCATTTCTTTGTATAGCCTTTCTTTTTCTTCAATCTCCGTATCGTGTTCCAACTCGAAAATTTCCAATTGCAGACTATTCATGTTTTGCTGGATGTCTTTTTGCTTCATATTCGGCAAAAGCGTTGCCTTATAGAGTTCTAGCCTTCTTGCTAGCGCTTTTAAGCGCGCTTCTTTTAGCCAGAATTCCTGGTCTCTTACATCGAGCGTTAAAAGCTCTCGAAATCGAAATAAACCTGGAAACTCACTAGCAATTATTGCGAATCTTTGTCCCCAGGTTTTGATTCGTTTTTTTCTTCTTGTCCTATTTTGGAAGCATTCTCCATAATGAATGCCGTAATTTTGTTGACAAGAGAAATATCAAGCTCGGAAACAACGGCCATGCATTCGTCACCAAGAAGCAATTCCAACAACTTATAGCCAGCCTCAACGCTTCCGGTTTCGATTTCTTTTTGGAGCTGCTCTATCTCCTGGAAGATGTTCCGCGTCAATCGTTTTGATTCGTAGACCTTCCCGTCAATTTCGATTTCAATGGGCCTAAACAGACTCGTATCAATCTTTAGCCTGGGCATGTCTCCCTACCTTAGATACCGAATTCAGATGAGCCAGACGGCATGCCGAGTGTCCCGAATTCGCCCTCGTATCCCGACTCCTGAGAAACGAATACCTTGAACTTGATGGGAAAAACGCGCTGGGTATCGGGAGTGTAGGACAAATCGAATGCCGGGATGGGATAGCACTTATAAAGCTCTATCCATTCAGCCGGATCGTCAGAAACCTCATTTCCGCACAGGGGTTTGATCACGAGAGCCTTTGCCAGGTCATACATAGAGCAGCCGATCTGGTTGAGGAGCTTGATATAGCTGTGATCGCCGGATGAGACAACCCCGCCAGCCAGCAAGACTTCATTCAACTGAGTCAGCGTTGAGCGGGTCATCATAACTTCAAGCTCCATCGTGGAACCGCCAAAGGCGGCATCAACCGCAGCATCCCCGGCCTGGTCTTCCTTAATGTCGTGAACAGTGGTGTCCATCCGCAGGGTGACCCCGCCGAGAGTCGGGCCGAGATTCAGCGCTCCGCTTTCACCGTAACCCCAAACAACCTCACACGGACCTAAATCACCAATGGGTAGATTAGGCATTTAGAACCTCCTAAAAAATGTGTTGTTTAGGAGGGTAGGGTGGGCTACAATAAAAACGGCCTTCGGAGACCTTTGGAGCGTCACCACACCTCCTAAATCTGAGGGCTTTAAGGGAGGGGATTACGGCCCCTCCCGTTACCCTATATAGCTAACCTGTACAGGTTGCTTCCTCCACGCGAAAAACAAAATTACAGGTGAACAGATGTCGCCTGTTGTCATCCCTGCCTAAATAGGCGGGTAAACCTATCGCCTCAACGGTCATGGCTAGATAGTCCGGCCCTGACTCCAAATTGGGCATATTCCAGCCTGACGTGCCGTGTAAGGCATTAAATACCGCCCAGGCATCATCCCTAGCCTGAAAATATGTTTCGGCCCTAGAAAGCGCCTGGATATTGAAAAACGCGAAATCGGGAGAATAAAAGTCCGTAGACCCCCCCGCAGACTCGGAAATAAGCACACATCGCTTAGGCTTATCCTGCTCCCAATGTCCCGCCTGGAGACGGGTGCCGATGGTAAAGCCTGTTAAATTGCTGATGAGCGTCACAATTTCCCTAAACATTATCTATGCCTCAATGCAAGCTCTATGGATTTCGCTACAATTTTCATATACTTATCTTTAAATCTGGTCATTTTTGATTCAAGATATTTCCGCCCTGATCCCGGGGTTGTCCAGGCTATCTTAGAATCTTCTTCGGGGGTAAGCTCATGCCATCTTGCGGCATATTCAATATTGAATCCTGCCTCAACAGACACTTCACCCTTTTTTATTTCGGCTTTATTCGTCCTGGCTGATGCCCTCAACGTCCCCTCATCAAATGGGGCGATAGGCTCAATCCTTATAGCATCCCGCAAAAGCTCATTTCCGGCTTTGAATAATCCCTTGCCCGCCTCTTCTTTTGAGGCTTTTTCAACAATCTTGGCGAATCCCTTCTCAAAATCAGAGAAATCAACCGTCATGCTCATGCGAGTGCTACCTCATAATGCGGATGACTAAAATCCTTTGGCGCCCTTATTTCGATTATCGCCCTGTCAAAAGCCTCTCCCCCAATCTGTATTCTGTCCTCATGGCATAATGCCCGATCCAGATAGGCCGCTTTGTCTATCTTTTTCGGCAGCATTACCGTAACCCCAGATGTAACCTCCTCGCCTTGTTGATTCCTGACAAGTCGCGTTTTCCATTCGATATATCCCTTGACATCTATAAAAGATGCCGATAGAGGTTCGTTCCATTCATCATTCCCGTTCCATTTAATGATTGTCAACGAGTCAACCATATATGCGTTTATCATTGATATTGACTCCTGATTGAGACGGCCTCTTCACTCGTGGGTAACAAGCTGTGTTTGCAACTCGGATGATAGGGGGGCGTTTCTCCTAGCGGGGGATATTTGGGGTGAGTCCCGGATACGGAATAAATATTTCCCTCATATTGCTCACATTCATCACAATCACAGCCGTGATCAGACACCTCGACTAAATCATTCTCATATTGCCGACATAAGTCGAGAGTGGCATCCGTCTGGGCCTTCCTGATTTCTGTCCTGGCTACCATCTTGGCGTACTTTGACATTTTCCAGTTCCGCCCATTTATCTCGATAAATTCATCGGCCTCCAAAAGCGCTCTTAGAAATTCCACAAGTTGTCTCTGTAATGCCCCCCTTGATTTTTCTTCCAGCATGGCCTTGAGTGCAATCTCGTCAAGCTCGGCTGCCGCTTCGGCATACCTGAACTCCTGGACCTGTGCCGTTCGTGCCTTGTGGGCCGTCACAAGCGCAATTCCGAGGTATTTATCAACCGTGCCGACTATGGAATTATTCGCCCTGACCATTGTTTCCAGCGCCTTCATCCTGGCGCTATAGCCGGGATCGGTTATCTGCGGCCGCACAGGCTTTTTGCCGAGTATTTCGAGGGCTACCCTTGCTTTCCTTGCCCCTATTTCACCCGCTTCTTTCATGGCCGTATTGACCCACTCCTCGGCAGCCAGGTTGAGTCCGGCAATCGTTAACTGCACCCTTCGCCTTATCATATCGGCTTCATCCGCATTGAATTTATCCAGGTCGAAAGAAAACAGCAATTCCCGTAGATCCCGCCCCGCCTCGCGATATAACCGCTCTAAATCGCCTTCTTTCATTAAAAATCATGCACTTTTGTCTCTACGGATTCCTCCTCATCCCTGGCTACATTGACGGCGCCGAATGGCTTGGCCGTTGCCCAGGGCTCAAGAATCGCTATTACAAACGGGGGTACGGGCAGGCTCATTAGATAACTCTCGGAGTACGTCTCCTTGACGACGCCTGCCGCGATTACCCCCTGTGCCTGTAGCCCCTTCCGTCTGTCTTCATCAGCCAAATGGACGGCCAGATAATATGCCATTTCCGCATTGGCCTTTTGAAGCTCTGTGAGCTGGGCAGCCGAAGCCTCGACATAGGTGGGCAGTGTCCATCTCGGGTCATAATAGAGGCGGTTATAAGCCTGAATCAGCACCTTTGTCTCAAGCGTTCCGACACTCGAAAACAGGTCATCCCATGCCTCGGTCCCCAGCCGTTCCGTGTCAAAATATGTCCTGGCCTGTGATAGGCTCGTAAACCACCCTGTTGGCATATTAACCTCCCATTCTTAATTTGCCGGGTCGTTTTTTCATGCCCGGACCCGAATGACTTAATTTTGTTATTTTTCTTGGCCCCCGACGCTTTGATGCCCAGAATTCGGAATCGATATATTCCTTGATCGTTGACAGCAAAACATTGTCGGAGTAAAGAGCGTGTAAAACATCACTGACGGTTAATATGTGTGCCTGGTTTAACGCCGGGGAATCAGATGCTAATTGATGATTAGCCTCATTAACAGTCAATAAATGAAGCTGTGATAAAACCACGCTATCAACAGAATGACTGTGTCCCGCCTCTTGAACTATAAGAGTAACCCCGCCCCCGCCATAAACCAAGACGATATTATCTACAGAATGAGAATGAGAAATGTCATTGACTGATAAGACGTGAACCTGCGATAAATTCAGTGAGTCGACTTGATGGGCATGGGAAATCTCGCTGATTATCAGGTTATGAAGCTGGGTCAATATGGGTTCATCAAGAGAGTGATTGTGCTGAATATCAGAAACCACAAGGACATGGGCCTGAGTCAAATTTATCGAATCGACCTGATGAGAATGGGCAGCCTCGCTTACCACTAAATAAACCGACACATCAAGAACAGGCTCATCGGCAGAATGATTATGTAGGCATTCACTGATAACAAGATTGTGAAGCTGTGTTAAATTTGGGCTATCGGCAGTATGGGCGTGATTTATTTCAGAGATTATAAGATTATGAAGTTGCGTTAATAAGGGGGAATCTACAGCATGCGCATGGTCAATAGCGGCCACAACCAAATTATGAAGCTGGGATAAGGTCGGCTCATCAACTGATTGTGCATGAGAACATTCAGAAACCGATAGCGTTATATGTTCTATCAAATTCGGCTCATCCGCAGAATGGGCATGAGATATCTCTGCAACCGAAAGATTGTGAAGTTGTGTTAACAACGGAGAATCAACAGATTGCGCGTGAGAACACTCGGAAACAGTAAGGGTAACCGCCCCAGCATCGGGGGTCTCAAATCTTATCCATGAAACATAAACATAAGCATTTCCCGCGCCTGAGGCCGCAACGCGAACGCTCAGGTTATCATAGCTTACAATGTTTCCCGCTTCACCCTCTGAAAGATTTATCGTATATTCGGCAAATGAACTCGTGACCGATATTCCTGTATTTGAGGCCCTAAGACTTGCCCCCTCGTATAGATATATGTCTATGGTCGAGCCCTTATTATTATCACTTGCCCTTACCCTAACCACATGTCCCGTATGATCTCCGGGATCGGAAATTGTATTGCCGAGAGTTACCTCAAAAGTATCTGCTGTCGGATTTTTCCCCGATGTGATATAATCCCCATCAGAATAAGGCTCTTCATCAATGTACCCATAGAGTGGAGTGCTGGTCCAACTTCCGGTTGAAATATCAGGGCTTACAGGATAGGCGTATTGTGTCATGCGACTTGATTCATCTCCATGAATTTATGATCAGGTCGGGGTGCCGATTTCAATATCCCAAGTCGGAATTGTGACTGTATTCCCAGAGGTCACGGCCTGAAGTGTACAGGTAGTAACATAAAGCAATTTGGAATTGAGCGAATCGGCAAGGGCGATATGTTGGGCATCTCCCGAAACATCAACAGAAATAGACGCCTCCTCATCGACGGCGGTTTTTCTGCTATACCCCCCCCCATCTCCTGCGGCTGGCCCCGTAAAGGTTGGTGTGCTAGATATTGCAAGCTTATATCCACCCCCGCCCTTATTTGTGGTAGCCTCGGCATAAGATGTGGGTTCTGTTTCACAGACAGAGATACGATCACAATTGTCCTCAATATATTGCAGGGCCGCATCCAACACGTCACTGTGACATCTTTTTGCCATCTTTTTTCTCCTTCAATTTTGTTTCAATATGCTTGAAAAAATCATCGATGTTTATGATCCCCTTTTGAACATCTAGGATCACGTCGTTGACTGGTCGCCGCATTGATTTTTCAAGCAACCTTCGTTTTTTTTCTGCCAGATTCATCGTTGCCTCCGTTAATTAATGGTTTCATTCGTGTCGATTGTTATATAGAAAAACCGACCCTCTTTTTTTATCGTGTAATTAAGCCCCTTAAAAAGCCGGGTCAGCGTTTCTTTCGTATAGCATCTTAAATGCCCCTTTGAGGCTACTGGCCTTGATGGGGTCGTGAGGACTGCCCTGCTTTTAGCCAGCCTCAAAAGCTCTTTCACAAATGCCTCGTCATTCTTAATGTGTTCTATGACTTCTGAGCAAACCACAGAATCGAATTGCCTGCCCCCGGTTGTCTCGATCATGTTATAATCGGGGCTATAATAAAAATCATGTTCCGGGAAAATCTCCCTGGCCTCACATATCGCCTCTTCCCCAAAATCCATGCCAGCCCATAATCCGCCCTTATACAGCGATAAATAATGTGTTGAATGCCCATAAGCGCAACCCACGTCTATGAATGTTTTCCCCTTGACACATGATGCAATTTTCCTGAATCGTTGCTGGTGAACGGTTGCCGTAAGGCGGTTCCATGTTTTGTGTTCTTTCCACATTTTCAGATATTCAACCGCCGTCATTTTGATCTCTCGCATACCCAGAGTTGTCGCCGTTTCTCGCGAATAAAACGCTTATGGGGTAAAAACTTCGCCCTGTGCAACTGGCCCTGAAGCCATGTCGTCGTGGGCAGGGTTTGCTTGCCTATCGTCTCCAGCCTGGCCCAATTACTGCCCATAACCCTCAGTTCCAATATCAGCGTATCGTTGCAGATGTCACAAAGCCCCTTCAGGATTGCTGCGTATTGATCCTTTGGAAAATAATGTAAAAGCCCCATTATCATAACAACGTCAAAGTTCTGTTTCTCACTACTCTCGGGCCTCCACGTCTGGCGCTTGAATTGGACGGCATTATCTATATTTAGGCCAGCCTTGACCCTCTCGGCTACCATCAGGACATCACCCCGAATATCGACACCCAAAACCCTTTTAGCCCCCCTGCGCCATGCCTCAATACAGGAATAGCCGACATGACAGCCTACGTCCAGAAAGCTCTTATCATAAAAGTTGACCATATCGCTGAAGTAGGGCCACTTGTCATTCGCGCTTGCCTCAAGCCATCTTCGGTCTAACTTATGGCCTGTAGGAATCTCATCCATAGCGCCATGAAAAACTTTCAGAATATCCATGCCCTTGATAACCCGATACCGCTTATAGCAAATATCGCCAATCTGGACGCTCACGGCATCAAGCCCCTTATTCTCTGCCACGATAAGCCTGTGTGCTCCATCCTCGAGTCGCCGGCATTTAAGGCAGTAATAGAGGGGGCCGAATTTCCTCATGTCGAAATTAGCCGTCAGCTTCGCTACATTATCCTTCCAAAACCGGCTATTCTGGTGCCTGCGCCTATAATCCATAGCGTCTTTGTCGTTGTCGAAATAGCGGACGGGAACACCCGAGACGATAGACCCCGCCTCGTATTCCCAGAG